ATTGTTTTTTTAAGCGCCCGAATACTTCACGTAAAGCCTCAACGCTTCGTTCTTTCGATTCTTCGTCTTTAAATGACGTGTGTTCCAAAAGATAGGCAGCCTTCGCCGCCGCTTCGCAAAGACTTGCAAGAAGTAAAAAATCTTCGTGTAACTCGTATTCCTCTGTGCGTGTCTCACATCGTTTGAGAGTGCTGTATTCGCTGTCTGTACTTATAAGCTTCATAACGTAAACTCCTTTATGTGTAAAAATAGTCTCTCATAGTTTGAATAGCTGCTTGTAAAGCGTTAAGAAGATTTCCATTTATCTCATTTCCCGGATTAACTTCTTTGAAAGCGTTTGGTTTTGCGGCGCCGGTTGTCCCCTCGTATTTGTCGTAAAGCGCATTTATCGCGTAATAAACGTGGTTATAGATCTCTGCCGTAATCTGCGCTCCGGCAACCGCCGTAATAAAAGCTTCATATTCGGGTAAACTTGCCTTTACGCGTACTGTGTTTATGTCGGTGCAGAACGCGTTCCAATTGTCTGCGGTAATCGTCGGATACGCATTGCAATTAAGAGTACTTTCTGAGCCTGCTAACGCTGAAAAATTATCTTTTCCTAAAATACGGGTGTCCCACGATATGTCTAATACACATATAGGCTTTCCGTCTGATACCTCAACAGTTGTATAACGGATTGCCGTATAGTCGACATCACCCATTTGTTGTATAATATCAAGCTTGACCGTATAAATACCGTATTTCGGTACATCAAAAGAATCCTGCCACCGTACACTGCTTCCGGAATTGGAGGTATCGCCCTTTACTTTAAAATTATCATTTTCATCAAGATAGCCTATTTTTATGCTGTACTCCCGATCGAAAGCAGTACTGTAATACAGATTGGCAACCTGTATATCAAAACCGATCTTCTTTTCACCGGCTTTCGTTTGATATGCAGTAAATCTTTTAATACGCGGACCGGCCGTGGGATCGTCATAGTCCGAACCGCCCTCATCTGCCGTGCTTTGTGTTCCCCAGTACAGCACTTCGCCGGTAACGCCTTCAATATTTGAAATGACTGCTGTTATGTAGTAATTTGTCCCTTTTTTCAAGTTGCTGAATACATGAGATACAACCGATTTACCGTTAGGAATCGTTTCTTTAAAACTATGAATCAGTTCCCCCAGCGTAGATGTTCCCTCATAGCACGACCATACAATATTACGTATTGTGCCGTTATAAGAAGTGTCTAAGCCCGTTGCCATTGCAACGATTTGATCGGTGTTGATTTCTCCCATGGTTAAACGTCTTGTGCTTACATATGCCATTTTCTCACCATCCTTTAACCGAATACCGGAACAACGCCAAGTCCCGAAACCGTGGCACTTGAAAAATCCCATGTGCCTTTTGGCTTTGCCGTAACAGTGCCGCCGGATTCTTTTAATAACAGATATTCCATGCCCTTGGTGTAAAAACTCAAACCGTCTGAAATCGTGTTGTATAACCCCCATAAACAGCTTTCATTTACCGGTGTTGCATTTTTTGGAGCACCGCTTTCATATACACCAAAATCACCGTAAGACGAATAGATTTTCGCGTAATAGTTTGCTGTGTCGCCACTGCTCCAAAGACGCTTTATCATCAAATTCCCGTCATTGTCAACAGAAGCATTGTCGCCGAATTTAATCCTTTCCGCACGAAGCAAAATTTCCGAATCGTCTGCCGTCTTCTTAACAAAGACCCCTGCAAAATCCGATTTTGAAATCGGCAGTTCGTTCCCGTCTTTGTCAATTACAATATATTCACCGTTTTCCGTCTCAGCGTAATTTCCGCTTGAATCTTTTTTTAACGTTCCTGTACCGGCAAAAAGGCTGATAAACGCTCCGCTTGCATTCGCTACTTGCGTAATTCCGGCTATACTTTCTTTAGCATTGTCTACGTCTGTTTCCAAATCGGATATAGTCCCGGTCGTGGTATTCTGCCATTCCACAATGCCCGAAATGCTCGCTTTGTTCTCGTCCGCGGCAGACTTTATATCTGCAATAGACTTAGTTGTCGCGGTCTCGTATTCCGTAAGCATTTCAAGTGTCGCATACGTTGAAGCAACCTCCGCTTTAAACTCGGCAAATGCCTTTTCACGCTCGTTCTTAAACTCCGCAAACATCCGCGCATACACACCGCCCGAAACGCTGCCTGTCTCAAACCCGGCCTCAGCCGTGCCGCTTCCCGTGATAAAAGAACGTACACGCGGCGTTAAATTGTCAAGGTCAATGTTTTCGAGCGCGTCCTCTACATTCCGCCGAAACTTGATAAATTCCGCATTGTAGTCTTCTAATAGCTTTTTTGTCTCATTGTCCATACCGTACACCACCCGTTCCGAGAATCTGTTCGAGTACCATAAGCTCAACGTCTCCCGTGCCCTCAAAACGTAATCGCCTTACTACATGATCGCCTGAAAGAATGGGAAAGTATACCGCATGCCTGCCGCTTGTATGTTCAAGGCTTCCGCATTTCACATAATCTCCGTTGTCAAGCGCCGCCGATACCGTCACATTTCCGGCACTCCGAAAATGAAAGATTGCCTGTATCCGCATAAGCTTCTTGACGTCCGCTGTGTTTCCATACTCTGCCGGAAGCTCATAGTACCATTTGACACCGCTCCGGTTGTCCGCTTCATGCCGCCATAGATTGCCGTTTCCGTCAAGCGCATATAATGTCTTTTCTGTCGCCCCATAGTAATATAATTCGTTCGTCGTGAAAGAAATGATACTCCATGCGCCCGTGTGACTGTCGTAAACGAAAACCGGCTTTGTTCCGGCAGCCTTGAAAGCGTCGTCAAAATCCGTCTCACGCCGGAAATAATACTTTCCGTCAAACGCACCGCTTTCCGCGTCATTGCCGGTAAAACGAGCCATGTCGAGCCGGTCAAGCGAAATGTTCTTCGGATACGAACCGTTAAACGCATATATGCCCGTTTCGTTTGCATAGTATAAAATACTTTCCGTCTCGCATACCGTGTCGCCGAACGACGTGCCAACCTTGCTTATTTCCTTCATACGGAACGGATTCTTGGTGTTGTACAGCAAGTATAACCCCTGCGGCTTGAACGCCGTCACACGCCCGTCAAATACCGTAAGAGCCGTAAATGCGTCACCGGCTGTCGCACTGTACCATGCGTTATTCTCGTCAAAATCCTCCGCTGTGTCTAACTCATAGTCCGAATAAGACCCTGCACCGCTTGCAAATATCTTGTTCCCGTCCACACCGAATAGCCTCGTATTGTGTACCGTTATCTTGTCCGCTTCCGGGATCGCGTCCGTGACCTCTTTGGCTGAAAACGTCTCTTTTACCGTTACCGCCGTCTCGGTCACATATAAAACTGTGCCCGAAACACTGCCGTCCGTGCCGTGTACTTCTTCTTTGGTGTATACCGTCGAAAAGCTCGTCGGATGCGTAATCGCTTTCGGAAGAGTGGCAACCGACTGCGAACCGTAAAAAGAACTCTGTGACTTTGTGTCAATGTCTCTCTTTGTCCCGTCCGCTTTCGCCGGAAGTACATATGTTCCGTCGTCGTTCTGCGACCATGTGCCATTGTTGTACGTCTTTTCGGTAATTACCGTCTCAGTCGAAACCGTGCGCGTAATGTCGTACCGCGCTATCGCTTCCGGCTTCGTACCCGATGCCCAAACACCTGCCGCGCTTATCGACTTCTTGTCGGGAAAAATAAGTAATACGTCCTCATATTTTCCGGAAACAATGTCACTGCCGCCCGTCCACTTGCTGTAAAGCGCTAAACTCCGAACTGTGCCGTTGTCGCCACCAGAGACTAACGTAATGACTTTTTTATTTACCTTGTCTGCGTCCGGCATAATGCGCGTTAACGTGCTTGAAAAGTTGCCTGTATACGAAACGATATATAAATATTTCCCGCTTGCCAAAAAGCCGAGCGGCACACCGTCGGCGCTGAAATTGCACTTTTTCGGAATTGAAGCCGTTCGGATTGTCCCCTCTGACGTTATCTCAAAATTGATACCGGCCGCAACAGAACCGTTTCCGCCGTTCATGTCAAGCCCGGAAAACCGGGAAGCCACACCGCGCGACGTGCCGTTAGACGCGTCCGGCGCGCTTGACTTTAAAAAATAGTATTTGTTGTCCATGTTTTTACCCTATAAACGCGCCCGGCGCGCCTCAATAAACGCCGTAAACATCTGTAAATGATAGTTGTATTCGTTTATCCACTTCGCGCACATCACATCTTCGTTCATAAGCCTGTATTTTTCGCCGCGAAGCCTGCACCGCATAAGCTCTAAGTATTCCTCCGGCAGCATGACCGTTCCCGAGATCGTCTCACCGATAACACGCTTGGGAACAGGCCGGATAATCCGTAAAAAGTATAGTTTGCCGTCTGCCGTCCCGTCCGGCTTTCGGAAAATAAACCGGTTGCCCTCCTTGGCATAAGCATAATCCGCTCCGATACCGCGTAAATAGTTTTCAAGCGATACGTGCTCCATTTCGTGCTTCTTTCCGCCGACGTCCAAAAATATATTTTGAACATCGTCCGACCGCATAAAGTCATAATAACCGTCGCTTGCCGGAATGTCGCTTAAGCAAAGCTCCGCCTTATAGTCGGCACATTCCGTCTTTTCTTCTTTGATAACATCACTGTATAGCCCTTGCTCGCAGAGATTGTACCAGGAAACATAACTTTCGCGCGTGACCGGAAACGCAAGATTTGTCTCACTCTCAACCTCCAAAACTAACTTTTCGACCGGATATCCACTGTCAAACATTCTCTTTCACACTCCTTTTTACCATTCGCGCGCCCTTGCATTCCGGCGCTTGTTTTTCTTCGCCCAAATGCGCTTATACGCGCTTGCACGTTCGGAAAGGCTCATTTCTTTCGCCGTGGTGTCCGTCCGGTCGTTTAAGTATAGAATGTTGTCAATCACAGACGCGTCGTATTCTTCCAAATGCGGCGCGTCTTCGTGTATGCCGATCTCGTCCGATAATCGGAAATCGGCCGGAGAAACAAGAACATAGACGCTCTCATATTCTCCTAAAAGCTCTGCAACAGTCTGACGGTATAAAGATAAAAACCGCCCTTGCGTAAGCTCTGCCTTGCGGCAGACAGCTTCATAGATCTGTAAAAGCGTCATATGCCCTTGTCCTCCGTAAATAGAAATTAGGAAATGCCGTTGATGCGGAAAAGACCGCCCGGATTCTCGCAAAGAAGATTGCCGTAGAAGCCGAGCACCGCCTGAAAGACGGAACTGTTGCCCATGCGTTCAAAAACGCCGCTGTCCTTGGAAATGAAGTCCATCGGTGTCTTGTAAAATTTGAGCTTGGTCGTGTCCACACCGATCATCTTGTCGTCGTCTACATGCTGCTCGTGGACAAGAACGATCTTTCTGCCGTTTGCCACAATGTAAAGACCGGCAACACCGCCCCAAAACTCTTGGGTCTCGGTGATCTGCGTCTTGGATTCCTTCATGTAGTCTACATATGCGTCATACGCCGTATCGCCGCACAGAATCATGTCGATCTTGGAATTGCGGTAATTCTGCGCTTCGCGTACCGCCTTGGAAAGAAGCGTGTCGGTAATGCCGTTTGTTGCTTCATATTCTTCCGGAACAAGCCAAGAGTTTCCGCTCTTGGTTACACCGTAGATCGACGTGACAGAGGAATCGAAGAACGCACCAAGACCGAAGATCTCGCGTCCGTAAGAACCCTGTACCGTGATAAAACCGGCCGCAACCGTAATCGCAGAACCGTCAATCGTGATCTTCTTGTTCTTTCGGTCAATGCCTAAAATGCGCTTGCCGGTGTGCGCCGGAGTAGAACCGACCGCCGCGTTTGCCACATAGAAGTCTACTTTCATGCCCTCTTTTAAGTGCTTGACCGAATCGACCGTGATCGTGTTGCCGGCAGAAGAAAGCGCCGAAACGTTGCAAAGAACGCCTTTGCCGTTTCCGAAAAGACTGCGTCCGATGTTCCATACTGCACTGTCCTTGATACCCTGCGTTTCATTGAAAAGCAGATTGACACCCTTGTCGCCAAGACCAAGCGTTAACGCCTTGTTGGAAATCTCGATGGTGCCGTACATGTCCGCTGTCGGAAGCGCAAAGCGTTCATATCTCTGACCGCCGCTTTCCGGAATGTCCTTGGTCTCCGCACCGAAGCCGAAACCGCCGTTGATACCTACCGTCGTAATTACGTCAATTTTCGAAGACGTAAGCGTCGGCTTGCCGATTTTCTCAAGAAGGGGAGAAGGCTCTTTCGAAATCTGATTGTCTAACGCCGGAAGAACCTGCTCTCGCGCTACCTTTTCAAGGTCGGCAAGATTGATTTTGTTTGTGTTTGCCATTCTTTTTTACTCCTTTAAGTATAAATTTATCTGATCCGCTCTTCGCGGCCAAGACCTGTTTTAGCTTCGTGCGTACATCTCGCGTAATTCCTCAATGCTCTGCGCCTTTCGCGGCGGCTGATATGCAGCCGATGAAAGACCGCCCGAAGCGCTTTGCGCCGGATAGTCGCCGCGCGAATCGTTCATCTTTCTCGCACGCCGCATCTCAAGCTCTTTCATTAAAGCCGGATCGTTTAGAATCTCGTCCGCTCTTGTGCCGATGTCCGGTTCGTTCTTCGCCGCCGGACTTACGTGCATGCCCTTTGCAATGAGCGCCGCAAGCGTCGCACGCTGATATGGCTTCATACCCTTGAATTCCTCGCGTTCCGAAAGTCTTCGAATGTCGTCTTTGTAAGAACCGATGTCCTCAAATTCCGCAGAAGCGCCAAGCGCCGTCAATGCCTTGTCAAACTCCGCGCTTTCCACCGCTCTGTCGTATTCGTCCACTAACGGCGCAATACGGTTTAAAACATCGCTCTGTGCCTTTTTCACGGCATAATCGATTAACGACTTGGTGTAGGCGCTCATGATCTCGCGGCGCTCCGCGTCGGAAGCAAAGGAATATGCTTCATCGTCAAATTGCGGAAGATCCTCGCCGGTTAACGTCTCGGCAACCGCCGCTCCTACGTTTTCCGCATTCGTACTTGCTTGCGCAGACGCTTGGGATAACTGCTCCTTGAGCGCCGCATTCTCTGCCATAAGCTCATTCATTCGGTCGTTCTGCGCCGACATGTCCATCGCCGTCCCAAAACGTTCGTCATAGCCCGGCTGCGGCGCACCGTCACTTTCCGCTTGCTCTCCGGGCTGCGCAGCGCCTTGCGGCTCTGCGGCAGTTGTTTCCGGGTCACCCGGCGCGTCCGCCTGTCCCGCTGTTTCCGGAACCTCCGTATCCGCAGCCCCGGTGTTTTCAAGATAACTGTTTCTTAAATCTTCCAAAGAGATGTTGTTTTCGTTCTCGTTCATGTCGAATGTCCTTTCTTTAGCCTTGTTGATCTGTGCTCTGCGCGGCAAGTAAAGCCGCGTTTTGCTTTTCTGCCTGTTCTCTTGCTTTGTGCTCGGAAACGTGCGCTTCAAAGGCAGCACAAGCGTCCGGGTGTTCTGCCTTCATGGCCTGATACTCTAATTGCAGCATGAGCCGCTCGTGCGCGTCAATGTGTATCGCGTGGTCGTCAATGTCTGCAATGACCGGTAAAATACCGAATTTTAAGAATCCGTTTTCACGCTCTGCCTTTTGCCGGTGTAATTCCTTCGTGCCGAGAAGCGATGTGTAGTCGCCGACTTTCATCTTTTCAAGCGCTTTCGACTTGAAATATTCCGGAATCTGCCCGTTCGAATCGGCAAATAACCCCATGCTGTAAGCAACTTGAAAGTTCTGATTTTGCTTTTCTTCGCTGTAAATAAGCTCGTTTTCCGTGTCAAAGCGTATGTCATATGAGTTGATATCTTCGCCACACCACACAAGCACATCCCCAGCGTCGTTGCTCCCGACAATGTGTAAAACCCGGTATCCGCTCACACATTGCTTGTACATCTCAAGCCATAGCTCCGCAAGCCGTAAAATGCCTGCGCGTATGTTCTCGCCGGTAATCGAAAGGCGCGTGTTGTCGATCTCGGTAAGATTCTCGATCGCCGTGCCGCTGGTTACTCCGTTTTTCTGCCCGTAAACCATAAGCTGGCTGACTCCGGCCGCATATTCCATGTCGTTCTTTATCTTGGCTATCTGCGTGTGCAGGTCGCTCGGAAAGTCCGGAACATCCATAAACGTCGGCCGCGTGCGCCCTTGCTTGTAGACAATGGCGTTTCCCGGTACAAAAACATTGTCTAAGAACTCGTCCATGTCGTCTACAGCACCCTCTTCAACGAGCGGCGTACTCATGGAAAGCCGCTTTGCGTAGTCGTGAATCGTGTTCATCATGCCATTGTAGGCGCGCTGTAATGGGATAAGCGTCTGAATAAAGCTCCGCCCGAAGAATTGCCCGGCAACCTCGTCACTCTTGACCGCTACAAGCGGTATCTTGCTGTACGGCAGATCGCCGTATCGGTAAAGCCGCTCGCCAATTAAAATAATCATGCGCCCTTTGGCGTACCGCCTGTTCGGCTTCTCGTAGTAGGTTATCACCTTTTCCGAGTTGTCCGCCGTGCGCGACGTCATCTTGGAAACCGTCGCAACATAGCCATATCCGCCCGCACCCTCTACCGGAGAGACCGAATAGGTCTCAATGGACTTTCCGTCCACTTCGATACCGTATAGATCGTATATCTCGCCTGTGCTTAATACCTGCTCGGTAATGATCGAGCGTTGGTCTTGTACATTGCTCTTGTATATCGTCTCCGGAAAGACCTCAAAAGGGGAGAGAAGCCCGTATTCAATGTCGCCGTTGAATATCGTCTTAACGTTCTCCCGTATTTCTCCGTTCTCGTCTTCTACCGTTTCGGTAATGTCGCCAACCCTGTCGCCTGCGTCCGGATTCCACCAGTTTAAAATAAACGCCGTGCCGGTTATCTCCGCCCAGCCGACAAGCTCGCTTTTGAACTTGTCAAAACCGCTTGCCGCCTGCTTGTAGCGTAATAGCTCGGTCGAAACTTTCGCTTTCGAAATGTCGTCAAACTCGCTTGTGCGCGGCCTTACCGTCATCGCATACGAAACTTTGTTTAAATTCGCCTGGCGCGTCTTGTAAAGCGGCTCGATCTGGTTAAAAACCTCGCATTCAAGCCCGTCGTTTACTTCTCCGTATTGCTCAACCGTGCCGCTTTTGAAGTTAATGTCACAGCGTTGATTGCCGTATAGAAAGTTGGAGTTTATCTGCCATTGAAGCTCAAGCGAACGCCGTTCGTCCCTGCGCCGCTCAAGCTCTTCCAAAACAAAGCTTTCCGCTTCTGCACGCGTAATGCCGTTTGAATCAAGAATCTCGTTTTCCGGATGTTCTTCGCCCTGCGTAAAGCGCGAAAAAAAAGAAGAGAAAAAACTCATTTATTTCACCTTCCTTTTATTCCGGCTTCATGCCCGTACCTTTGGCATGAAACCGCGCGATCGCTCTCTTGTGCGCACTCAAGCGCACATCTCTTTTCGGCTCGTCCTTTTCGCAAAGCCGTACATAGTCGCCGATATTCGCACTCATCATCCGGTTGTATAGGTCTTCTCGCTCGCGCCGCGACAGTATCAAAGAAACGATAAAAGCCGCAGCAAGCGAAATATTCGAAATGCCCAAAAGCACCGTGAATACAATCTCATTCATACTCATGCTTTTTCACTGCCTTCCGTCACCTTTTTTGAACTCTTGCGCTTTCTTACGGTTTTCTGCTTCGAAACGACCTTTTCTTCTGTCACCGGCTCCGCCGCCGTCGAAAGCTCTTGCACACCGCTTTGTACCTCTGCTGTCTCTTGCGCACTAAGCGTCGCGACCTTCGCCGCACTTTCTTCGGAATCCTCCGAAGCACCTAAGTCAAGAAGAACCGGCGTGCCACCGTCAGCCTGTAAAGCCGCGGCAGCCGCTTCCGCGATGTTCGCGTAGTTGACTTTGACTGTAAAACTCGAACCAAGCGCACCGGAAATCAAGATCGGCTTTGTTAAAACTGTCTTCGGCACGACAATGACCGTTTCACTCGAAAAGCTCGATGTCACACCGTTCACTTCGATAATGTTGTCTGTGCTAGTCTGCGAAGCCGTAACCGTGATCGATACTTCATCGCCGGCCTTGAACAGGTAGCTGTTCAAATAGTAGTACGCGTTGGAAAACTCCCATAATCCCGTCGAAGCGTTCTTGGTCGGATGTGTGCTTAGACTGTCGTCGCCTTCGTAAGCGCTGCAAACAACATCAACATCCGATAGATCCGCGCTTTGAAAACGCTCTGCATAAGCTTTCGTTAAACAGTCAAGACAAATGTTCGGACTGCCGTAAAAGTCGCCGCACGCGGAAATATACCAGCTCTCTCGGCTTCCGCAGCCCTTTACCGCACACATTAACTTTTTCTTCTTTACCCGGATAACCTTTCCGCTTCCCGTCGAAGCATGTACTGTGCCATACGCCGCACCACCCGGCACGTTTTCCAACGGCGAAATTAACTCGTATGCCTTTTCAAGACAATCGTCGCATAGGTTCGGTGTGTTCTGAAAATCGCCGCTCTTGGTAATGTAGCGGCTCTCGCGCTCACGGCAGTTCTTTATGCCGCATGTCAGCTTTCTTTTTTTAAGCCGAACGTTTTTTTCACTCATGCTCTGTACTCCTTTACCTTTGTTAAACAAAAATAGAGCCATGTCCCCATAGCTCTGTACAGTATCATTTTAACATATAAAAACGGACAAAACGGACAACCTTACCAACGCCGCTTGCTTTTCTTCCCGGATAATAGTTTCTTCTTGTATTCAGCCAAATAGCTTTCTTCCGGCTTTTTCTCTTTCGCCGATGAAAAGTAAGAGATGCAGAAATACCGCAGCGCGTCCGTGTTGTGCGTGATGTCGTGCGGTACCTTCGAAACGTCGTTTACGTTCTTCGCGTCAAATTGTAAAAGCGGTAAATGCTTTATTAGCTCCATACAGTTTTTCATGATGTGAAGCCGCGAACGCCGCAAATTCTCACCGGTAAATTCGTCCCGGACCTCGCGTATGGCAAGCCCCTCTTTTACCTGTAACCAGCCTTGTACACGGTCGTTTGACGCCGCAAGAATGTTAATACCGCCCTCTATGAATAGCTCCGCCATGCTCTTGCCCGTGTCCTTTTGGCGCGACCACATGTCCGGCGGACAGTATGTCACATCAATCTTTTCGTCCTCCGGCGTCAAGTCGCGTATCGCCTTCGCTGCTTCGCTTACAATAAGCCCCGGCTTGTTGAGCTCTCTGTATATGTACGCCTCGCCCTTTTCGTCTACCGCTATCCATAAACACGCAAGCATGTCAAGACCATAGTCAAATGCCCGGTATCGCACCCAGTGCTCCGGAATCGGGAAAGGCTCGCAGGTGTGTATCTCCCTGTCAAATTCCTTGAAAAACTGACCGTCAAATACATCCCACCTGCCGTATAACCACGCTTCGCGTATGTCCTCCGGCAAGCTCTTTAGGTTCTTTTCATAGTCCGGGTCTTTTTTCATTAAGGGCTCGTTGTCGTAAAGTAACGCTTGAATGAACCGGTAATCGTTTCCATCCTCGTCATTTCGGAAATCCCTGTCAATGAATAACCGCTTGACCCATGCGTGTCCCACACCGCCCGGATTGCAGGTTAAATACATCCGTTTCGGAAAATCGTTCGCACCGCGTAAACAACCCTTTAGCGTCTGAAATTGGTATTCGGTGAGCTGCGTCGCTTCGTCAAGCGCAATAATGTCGTATTCTTGACCTTGATACCGCAAAACGTCGTTTTCGCTGTCCATGTAGCCAAGTTTTAAAACACTTCCGTTTGCAAACGAAAATACCTTGTCGCTGCTTTTGTATGCGGCAAGACTTTCCGGGATCATGCTCTTTAAAATACGAATGTGGTTTTCTTGTAATTCCGCATATGTCCGACGTATAAGTAAACACCGTATTCCCGGCTTGCGTAAACATAAAACCACAAGCTTGAAGCGTAACGCCCAGCTCTTTCCGCCGCCTCTCGCTCCACCGTAGGCAACATATCGCTCCTTAGCCTTTAAAAACAGATCCTGCTTAGGGTTCGGCTTTCCGCCGAAAGTCAGTCTATCCGTCATATTCCGAAAAGTCACCTTCAAACGCAATAATAACGTCATTCTGTACCTTTTCCGGCTCGTCCGCGCCAATCATCTTGGCCGCTCTCTCAATGGCTTTTAAAAGAACATTCGCTGCCTTGTCGTTGAGAAGCGTTATCGGCCGCCCGTAGTCGTCTGTCGTCTTGATGTAAGCGTTCTGCTTGGCAATGTCGATAAGCTCCGCAACGTCTTGTAAAAGCGTCTTGCGCGTCGGGTCTTCTTTTATTATCTCGTCAAGGATCTTGGCGTTCTGCGCCTTTAATTCCGTCATTGCACGCTGTACACCGTCAGAACGAAATTTCTTGTTGGCCGCTACCGCTATCTTTTGGGCTGTCATAAGGTGCGACGCGTGTTCCGGAAAAGCCTTTCGGAACGCTTCCGACTTTCCCATTTCGTCCACAACAATGTATTTTGCAAATAATCTCTGTGCCTCCGTCGGCCTTTTTCCTGTCATAGGACTTTCTCCTTTCTCTTTTTTGGGGAATAACAAAGGAAGCACATCCGCCTTTCGCAGCGTATGTGCTTCCAAACTTTTTAATGAATGCTTATTCGGCTTCCTCTGCCGGCTCTGCTTCAAATAACTTTGTGCGTTCTTCGGCCGCTTGTTTCTTGGCAAGCTCCGAAAGAGCGATTCCATGAAATATTTGCTTTACCACATTCACCGCTTCTTGACCGGAAACCGGCTCATCGCCGTATAACATACGGTAAAGGTATTTCGAACGCTTTAGACGAAGATCATATTCCGGAATCACGCGTTTCTTGGTCAAATCGTCCGCAATATCCTTGAAACTTTCGAGAACGATCGCTTGCTCATCCGCTTCCAAATCCGTAAACCATTCTTCGGAAGCAACCTCCGGCAAATACGTCTCGTATCACTCTCCACGCATCACATGATAGTTGTAGTATTCCTCTTGCGATAGCGTGTGCGGCTTTTTGTTCACATTGAATTTCGTAACAAAACCCGGAATAAACTTTGTTTCTTTCGATTCTTCCATTACCTCGTAAAGAATCTTCTCGGATTTCGTACCGGAAACCGACGTAATGTAACCCGGGATAACCGTGTTCTTGACAACCGAAAGCGCATAATCGATCGGCTTTTCCTTTTTCTCCTGCTTGCCGAATAAGTCCACATACGGCTTGTTGAATACCTGCCGCGCATAGGGAATCTTGTTAATGATCTGCCGCCCTAAACGCTCCCAAAAAGCCGCGTCGCCTTTCTTGTCCGTGCGCGTCGTCCGACTTTCGTATTCGTCCATCACGCGTGCCGCAGCACCCATAGCCGTCGGGAAAAATTGAAGTACATAGCTGGATATGGCGGATTGCACCATGCGTTGCAAAATGCCTGAATCCCCGTCTGCATACTTTCCTGAAGAAAGGAAATCAAGTACACCGCTCATCATAGACGTTTCTAAAACCGGGTCAGACATCCGTAATAGTACCTGTAACGGGCTGATTTCTTTTTCCTGCAAGGCCTTTGCAAATTCCGCTCCGGCAAATAACGGCATGCATAGCGGAGCCGCCCAGTCAAGCGTAAAAGATTCGCCGCCGATTTCGATGGAATACGATTGCTTGCCCATGGCTTCTTCTAAGTTCTGCTTCTTGTCGTCCCCATCATCTCCGGCTTTTAAGATTCCTTCGCTGAGTAACCACACTCCCAGCACAAAGATCATCGAACCCGTTAATCCCTGCGAAAAATCGTTGATAATACCGGCCGTATCCACCGACTTGATTCGTCCCTTGCTCTTCTGTACATTCTGCGATATCGTCTTGTATACCCCCGTAATCAAACTGACCGGTGAGTATTCGATTCCGCGCCTTAGAATGTTCATCGGCGTTTTCTTGAACGGCATGATCGCACTGACCGCCACTTTGGTAACCCTGTTCATGTTCTCGATGCGGTTTAACATTGTCGCTGCCGCATTTGCGTCCCGGAACGTCGCTTTTTGCGCTTCATTGGAAGCATACTCCGCGATTTTCTGTAATACCTCTGCTGGTACCTCACCGTTTTTGAGCTGCTCGGCCGTGTATCCTTTCGCCATGAGCGCGTGTGTGAATTGACGAACAAAGTGCCCTTTGATGAACCATAAGTCTGCCTTTTCCAATAAATTGGAATTGAATTCATAGATCGCATTCAAAATCGCACCTAAAAAACGGTTTTTGAACGGCTTCTTCGCGGCTTCTATGTTGCTTGTCGTCATATCATACCGATTGCTCTCACCCTTGACAAACGCCTCGTGCTCGTCATAAAAACGCGCCACATGTTTTGCTATTGCCTTGTATTCGCTTCGCTGCTTCGGCGTCAACGCAATCGCTTTCGTCCGTTTCGACTTGTCGCGAATGATCGCCCGTTCTGCTATCGTTCCGACAATGTCCCGCGTCTGAACGGCAACACCGAATAACGCATTGCCGACAAGGTTTCGTACGTGCGTGCGCGGATTGAAAAGCATGGACATGTACCGCCATGCGCGAAGCTTGTCCGGAACAGTCGAAAGAATCTGCTTTGCAACATCGTTTTCGATTTCTTCGCAAACCTTGTCCATCTCGTGCGGATTTTTGGCATTTAACAGCTTCTTTTTGAGCTTCGGATCAATCTCAACTGGCGCTTGCTTGGGAGAGTAGTAACCGTTGTGGGCACTGTCGATTACCTTTTCGAAGAATCCCTTGCCGGATTCTTTGACGCGCGTGTTGTTTTCACCGTCCCATTCACCGGCAGACCGCTCGATTGCACGGTTGATATGGTTAACCGACTTTTCGTAGGCATATAACGTACCCTCTGGCGATAGCTTTTTGAGAAGCCGCTGCGCCTGTAATGCCTGTCCGGCGTTGGTCGCCGTCTGGACCATGGCAACCACAAGCTTTTCGGCCAGCGTAACGTCGCCGTCCGTTTCGCTTAAATAGTCCATGTGCTGTGCAGCCCCTGCATAAAGCGTCTGCAAAACGGCTATATCGTCCTTGCCGAATGACCGGCCATCCTCAAAATCCTTGAGATACCGCTCGGCCGTTTCCTGATACCCGTCGCGTGTGATGACATTTTCCGCCCGTGCCATCGCGCCTTTGTTCGTCTTGATCTCATGCGAATACCTGCCCTTTGCCACGTCTTCTAATAATGGCTTCACATAGCTGTCCGGCGTAACAGAAGCCTCCGCAACCGTCCGAATGCCCTCGCTTACCTTGCCGCCATGTTCGTCAAAGGCACGTACATCAACATCCCTCGCCGGGTCTTCGCCTTTCGGAATGGTTTGAACACTGTCTTTGTCCGTGTTTAACGAATACATAACACTGTCAGAAACAGCGCTTTCTTTTCGTGAAATGCCGTAATGCTGTAATACAGATTCCGGTAAAATATCCGAAAAATGATTCTTGACAAAATCCAGTAAATCTGCTATACTGATAGTGGAATCAGTAAAGGCGAAGGAACTTTCGTTCCCGTATCCTTGGCGGTAATGCGCGACTGATTCTTTTTTTGTGCTTATCGCGTATACCGTTTCAATTTCTTCAATACTGCGACCTCGTTTGTCCGTAATCATACGAACAAAATAAAGGTTACTGTCCGAATCCTTTCCGACAGATAAATAGACATTGCCGCCGTTTGAATTGCCGCGCGGCGATAATTCGTTTACCAGAACTGCGTTTTTTGCAAGCCCGACAATGTTAAGTGCAGCAATCGCGTTCAGATCCGGTTTGCGTGTCAAACAGTGCCGAACCGACGCGACATTCACTTTCAAATCACTGTTCGTGTCGTCTACATGAACATAGACGTCTACATCCGTGTTCTTCTTGTTTCCACTGTCGCGAACCGTTTGGATCGCAAGGTCGGCAACATCCTTTCGGATAACTTTGCCATTCGCGTCACGCGGAATATCCGTGTCAATGTCCGTTAAGGGCATATCCGGCTTCGCTGTCAGGGCTTCATAGGAAAACAAAACGTCAGAGCTTTCTTTCTCTGACGTTTTCATATGACCGTCGGAACCATCGCCGGTGTTTTTGTCTATAAAGCTGTCACGGTAAGCTACCGCTTCGTCGTATTGGTCTTTGGTGAAAGGCTTTGTTTTAACATCTTCGTTTGTGTTTACCATGAAAGCAACCTGTGGCATTTCGTGATTCTTTGCAATGCCGTCATGGTCGTATTCCATGTTGTAATCCATAACCGAAGCAACCTTGAAACCGAATTTCTTTTTGTACATCTCCATGAGATTTTGATTTGGAGAAGCGTAACAGTCTAACGTCGTTGCCTCTTGTTTTACGAATTCCGATATCGCGTCAAGAAAGCCCGGCTTTGAAGCATTTGCGTTAAACACACTGATAAGATCGCCTTTTGGCGTGATGGAAAAACCGCTTAAACCGTCATCTGAAAGATAGTTTGTGCAGTCTTCATAACCGATACCATCGTCCGAAGATTTTACCTCATGCAGATCAACTAATTCACCGTTTCGGGTAAAAGCTCGTGCAACTTCGAAAACATCGTGAAATGTATTGCCGTCAACATTGCCAAATAACCGGAATTTTGTACCATTTTTCTTGCTTTCGGCTAAAAATTCATTAGCATGAGAGGCGTTAATGCCTCGATTGACCAATTCTCTTGAAAGTATTCCTCTAAGCAAGGTTTGTAGCTTTTCATCGTTTCGAGTGTTTCTTTTGTGTTCTTTGTCACTCTTTGCAAATTCTCTTCGAGCTTCTTCTTGAACTCTTCGAAAGTCATACCATCCTCGCGCATCTTCCTCATCCTTTCCTATACGATTATTATACTCTTCCGACCCGATTTTGTCAACCTTTTTACCCGATTTTGAGTATCGAATATCGGGATTTGCGCCGTCAAACGTGCCAATGTTGTCCGTGGCGGATTTGATTTGTGTCGGATTGAAAACAACATAAAACGTATCTTTTTCCAAATCGTTGTCCGTGTCGTTTTCAATTATAACACCGTCGTATCCTTTGCTCTTTGCTTCGCGAATAATCGGAGCTTCAAAATTCGGATCACTGAACTGTGACGGTTTCAATTTCGCATAATACGGCTTTCGCATATTGAGATAAGTCTGCATAACCCGGTTGCCGCCGCGTTCTTCCGTCATCGCTTCCGCATAATCCTCTGAAGCGGAAAACCAATAATTTCCGTCATTTGACTTGAAAACAGTGAAGTCCGCATCCGTCCCATGATATACCACAAGCGGCTTTCCGTCTGCGTCAAGAAGTGCCGGATTTGCGTCTTTCGCATGAAAATCTTTATCATAGGCCTTGACAAGATCGAAAAGCTGTGCTATAGTATAAACATCAGCAGTTGTCGACTGGGCTAGGAAATTTATTTCCGAACCTTTAGCATTCAACTGCTGATTTTTTATATTTTGCAGTTGATATGCCCGTTTTATCGTTCCATCGCTGTTTACATCGTTTAATTCCTCTACATACAGCTTAACAAGTTCTCTGCCGTTTCCCATATCTGCAATCGCGTACAAACTGTGCATCATAGCAGAATTTGGTGACTTGACCTTATCTGCCGGTATAGCATAGCTGTCAAGCAAAATCGCGTTTTCAGCAATACCGTTGATGTAGTCTAAAAAAGGCCTTGCTGTCACATTTTTATTATGAGTATGTGCCTTTGTTTCATTAAACACTTTTGCAGATACCTGAATATCCCAACCGGTGTCAGTGTTTTTCACCTTGCCGCGTTCAGCTGATTTTTGAGAAACGACCTTAACTTCCGATGTGTCATGCGCTCTCCAATCCCCGAACCACGCACGGAAGAACGGCGACTTCACACCTAATTCCTTAAAATACCTCCGAGCAAAAGGCTCGGCTTTTTTTATGTCTTCGGAAGTGAAATCGTTTACCGACTTGCGGCCGATCGAACGTAGATTGTCTATGTCCTTTACCGTTATGATATCTGTATCCGAATCCGTTTCACCGGAAAAGCGAATACCATCCGAATTCGCATTGCTGTTTCGTATTTCAGCGCTTGTCAAAGCTTTATATAACAGCTGTTCAGCTGCATATAAGTCTTTTACTTTTAATGCCGCCGGCAGCGTGTCATTCTTGAACGACGCGTGCGAACGTTCAACTTTTCCGTCTGTCACCTTTACCGTGCTGCCCGTCTTTGCAAGCGTTTCTAATGCGTTCGCTTTGCCGTCAGAGTATTTCGGTTCGAGCCCTAAAAGCACACGAATTTTGTCAATAAACCGCCGTAAAGCGTCAAGAATACGCCGTGCCGCCGAACGGTTGTCTTTTGCAAATCCCTTTACCGTTTCCGGGTCAGTAAGCATGTCCATTGCAAGATCCGCACACAGCTCTTCTTTTGCACCGTTTTCGTCAAGCTCCATGCCAGCCGCTTCATATTCTGCCTTTTTGTTGTCAAGCCACGTATTCAAAGCATCTTTTCCATACGTTTCAGCATATCGGCCGACAACAAAGTCGCGGAAAGCTTCAAATGCACCTTTGTTCGCTTGTGCTAAAAAGTGAATCAGCTCATGACGTACCGTCGCTTGAATCGGCTTTGCATGATTTCCGGCGTTTAAGTATATCGTGTTTGATTTCCGGTCATAAAACCCGTCAATGTCCGTCTTGCCGTTTCCGTCGAATAAAAGGATTCGTACACCGAAAGCCTTGGCTAATTCACTAACCGCATGAATCGTATTTTCGTCAGTACCTGCATATGTGCCGGATTCTTTTAAACTCTTAAGTGCTTCTTTCGGGCTTTGCGCTGTGCGTTTTATGTTTTCGATGACCTCGCGTGCTGCTTTCAGAGCATTGTTCTTTGCTTCTTTGTCAGAGTTATTATTGTCCGATACTGCGTCAGAACCTGATTTGCTTTCAGATGGTTCCATGCTGTCCGGCTCTGTCTGCCGGGTGCTTTCTTCTATGGTTTCTTGGGGTTGGGTCGGGGACTGTTCCGACCGGCTGACTGTTTCGGATGTCGGCGCCTCAGCATTGACGTTTTCATCGTTATGTGGTATACTATTATCAGAAGATTCCTCTTCGTGTAAACCGAGCGGCACTTTTTCCGCCGTCAGGTCACTGCCGGGGGAATCTTCTTTATTTTCGTATATAGTTGTATCCGGGAAAACCTCTTCCCAAGAAATACCGTCGTCTTCAATGTCGCCAACTTCTTCTTTTGCCAGTTCCTCGTCCGAAAGTAACCCTAATTCGCGGCGAATTTCAACATCCGAAAGATATTCTTGCGAATTATTTTCCGGAAAAATAAAAACAGCCTTTCTGCCGTTTTCAAATGTTACCGTAAATCCGTTATCGTTAAACTCTGTGTTTGTGCGTGTAAGATGTACTCTCGCTTCCGAACCGTTTTCGCGAAGAACGGAAATCGCGTCGCCTTTCACTCCGTTGATCTTCATTTTCTCTCCATTTACAAGAATTTCTTCTCCGGAGTGCTCACGGAAATAGTTGGAAACATCCGCTTCAACCATTTCAGTAAAATTCACAGGCGTTTTATTGCCCTTGCCTAATTGAATAAGACGGTAGTTGTTTAGTGCTTTTTCAACATAATCGGAAACATTTTCAACGATTTGTTTTTTCTCGTCTGCTGAAATGACCTCATTCATCGAGGAAACATTTTTGTTTAATGACGATAAAACATTATATAGGGCGCGAATTTGGTCGGCGTCATTTGTAACGTTTTCTTTGAACCAACCCGAAAATTCTTCGCATAATTCACCCCACATCGTGTCAATAGACCTTTTGCCTTTGTGCTTGCTGTTCCCCTCGAAATTTATAAATCGCATGTATTTGTAGGCCTTGCTTTTGAATTCATTCCAGTCGGCAAAGTCGCCCCTTACAGTTTTGGAAACGGTTATCGGTGTCTTCCAAACATAGCGCCTTAGCTCATTGTACTTTTTCACATCAATAGACCCATTTCCAGCGATCATCGAATCTAAAACGGCGTTTACAAAGGTTATTATTTTGCTTTCCGGAACACGTTCTTCCTCTTTTGCCAATTTCAGAACATGATCTGCAAATTTGTTGTAAAGATTCGATACTTGCTCATCGTTCCCGAATAAACCTTTGAATTTTCCGATAAGATCCGCTTTTACCTCACTAACATTTACAGGAATAGGCGAAGCCTTTGTAGCAGAAATATCCACCTTTTCGCTGTTTCTCTCGTTGCTGATGGCAATAAGAGCCTCGTAATTTGCAAAATCCTTGTCAGTCAGCCACGACGGCTTTTCCAAAATAAAGCCGAAAAGTTTTTTCATGGTTTCTAACTGTCGTTCCGGCGTCTTTTCGTTAAGCAAAGAATTGTCTGTTCCGCCATGCTTAAAATAATTGTCAAGCTGAGCTTTCAAAAAGCGAATCATCTCTGTCCCGGAAACGTTGATATCCGTGCTTTTAACTTTGGACATATCCAATGTTAAAGCAGCCGACTCCGCTTCATTTTGCAAAACGTTTACATTTTCACTGGCATTTCCGACATTATTTCCACGTATACTGTCATCAAACGACGGAGAAATAAGTGGCGTTTCGGACGACTTAGAGCTGAGGGTAGATGAATCATCTGCATTTAGCACTTGTGTAACGTCGTTTTCAAAAAATGGAGCAGCATGCGAGACGTCTTGGACGTACATCCGGGGGATTTTATTCATCTGGCGAGAGTATGCGCTCCATTTCTTTTTTATGGCCTCTTGCAGTCCGCGAATGTCCGGAATCGTTCCGGTCGGAACTTTTATCATCTGCTTGCCGATAAGCGCGTCGTTTTGCGCTATCGCTTCCAGATAGTAAGTCGTGCCGTTGTGCTGCTTCACATAATAAATACCGTTTTTCCCGTCTTTGCGCGGCACAAAAAGCACATCGTCATAATTTTCAACCATATCCGGTATCTGCTTCAAATCGCTTGCAGTTATCGGATATTTTTCGTTGGTCTTTTCTCCGTGAGAGTTTATGACATGCCGAATGTCGTTGTCGCGTAAAACGTGCCGTTTTCCGGTAACGTCCACATCGTTTTTCAGATCTTCGACTAAACGCTCGCTTGCCGTGCCATAGTCAATGCTTTCACGCTGCTTCGGAAAATCCTTGTTACCGTTTTCCTTGGTCTGAATCCCATATTCCACGGAGTATTCAATGTAACCGTCAACCTGTTCCTTTGTCGCAGGCTGGCGCTTGGTCGCAGTCTTTTCATCAAAAATTCCGTTTCCGGCCGCCTGTGACTTTTCCGCCTTTATGCCGACATCGCCGCCAAAGTAGAACTCATGCACCGTACCGTTCTTGCCGGTAACCGAAAAACCGTGCTTGTTGTAGGTCAGCTTACCGCCGGCAAGCGTGTCCGTAATAACCGTACCATTCTCCTTGATTGTCTGAATCGCACCTTTGCTGATACCCTTTACCGTGCGCTTCTCACCGTCAACCCAAACTTCTTTTCCAATGCGTCCGTCAACAAACCGCGCTAACTCGCCGCGTGAAGAAGCAATCGGCTGATATTCTTCATCGACAGCTCTTTGCTTTTGCGCCGCCTTGCGAAGACCGTCAAAGATCTCCTCCGTCGTTTTTCCGCCCTGTTCTTTAATGATCTCGTCCACACGCTTGCCGGCTTCGCTGTTTATAGCCGCATTACGCTCCGCACCCGTCTTTTCGCGGATCTCGCTTGCCGCCTCGTCCGTCTTGCTGTCAGCAGATGCATTTATGCTCTCGGCAACGGCCGCCGTAACATCGGCTGCACTCGCATTTCCGTCTGAATTGTCCGTAAAACCGGCTTCTCCTGCTACATTCCGAACTGCGTCGCTGTTTTTCGCACCCATGGCCGCACCGCGGTTGAACATCTCTAAAAACGTCCGGTTGACCGTGTCGTTGTCCGAAAAACGGAAACCACCTTCATCGGTCGTCATGTTGAATTGATACGAAAAAATGCGCTCAACGTCGCGTATAAGCTCCGGCGAAGAAAGAACCGTGTTAATGTCCGCGTCGGTCGCTTGACCGCGAAGAAGATTCCGAAGCGCCCCGCTTTGCATGTATTCGTTCGGAAGATTAAGTAACGCCGAGTTGAAGAACCCAATAGCCCCGGCATATAACGCGTCCTTGAAGTTTTCTTCCGTAAATACTTCGTTTTCCTCAGCAAAAATCATGTTCCGGAAAATCGGGTCAAGTAATTCTTGGGAAAATTCCTCTATACCTTCCGATACGCCATTGCTGATAAAACGCCCTGCCGCACTGATCGCCTGTACTCTTAGTCTGTCCGATACGCTGCTTACATTCTGCGAAAGAAGGTCAGCTATGCGCCGTCTGACCGTCTTTCCGGCACTTGTCTCTAATAACTTGCTTGCACCGCTCGTGCCAAATCCCGTAATACCGCCCAATACGCGCTCTAACAGTACCTCGCTCGCACCCGATACCGCACCATATAGAAACGCTTCACCGGCGTCCTTGCCGTCGTTTATCGCCTGTAAATAGGAGTTTCCGCCGGCACTTGCACCAAATGCAAGACTTTGAATTACGGGTGCCGCCTTGATAAACCCGGCAGCCGCCGTAATCTTTCCTAAAGCAATCGACGGCGCCATGTTGGCCGTAGACCGGATAATGTCCATGGCAGCCCCAGCAATAACACCCTTTTCCTCATTTCTTACCGCACTCGCAACACTCTGCGCCGTAGCAGGGAATGTGTAGCTGTCGTCTCCGAGAAGTCCCTTTACAGTGCCAACAGCCCCCATGCCAAAGTCGGAAAGACCGCCGGCAATCTGTGTAGTTGATCCAATGCCCAATTTGCCTAATAGATTAGCTTTATCATATTCCTTTGCCTTTTTTTGCGCAATGCGCAAATCAAGCAACGGTTGAATAAGCGAAACAAATTCCTCGGCTTCGTTTTTGCCTTTCTTCTCTAAAAGAAATGAAAAAATCTGCTTTTCTTCGGGTGAACCGTTGTAATATAGGCTTTCGTATTGGTTAGCACCGTTACTTCCGTCAAAATAGTTTTCCTGTAGCAACGCATTGATTTCAGAAATGCTCTTGGGGTCATATCCGAAGTGCATTTTCATTATCGGACTGTCTTTGTTGAACCTTAGAGCATTCTCATATTCGTGCTTGTACAGTGTGTATTCATGCTGCAACTGATTAAGATTGACGTTATAATTGGCCGCTTGGTAGGCCTCGCTTGCCATTTTCTGTTCGGATTCTGCTTTTGCAACTGTTTTGTAGGCCTCTAAATAAGCGTTGTAGCTCCGAGAATTCGGACTGCGGTCATAAGGATGTACGTCCGTTGCCACGGAGCTAAGCTCATTTCGAGCGTCATCTAATCTTTTTTGAGCCTTATTCAACTCTTTTTTCAAGACATCACGTTTATTCTGCAAACGCTTTCCGTATTCAATAATACCATCCGTGGAACTCCAATACGTATCGTTACGCTTGCTGACTTCAATTGCCTTGCCGTTCAACTCGGCAAGCTCCTTTTCGGAAACATCACCTTGTAAAAATCTTTCAAAAAGACGCTCATATTGCTCTCTTATCTGCACTGCTTCTTTGTCGGCAGCAGTCCCGTCATATCCTTTCGGAAGATTTCCGGAAATTTCCTTGTCCATTCGGTAATTACGGGTAAAAGCGCTATTGTACGCTTTTTCGACTGCTGCGTCAAACTCTTTCGTTTTCTGCCGTAAGAAAGCATTGTTGTCCTTGCTTAGCTTGTTTTTCTCGCGACCAAGAACCGCTAAATCGTCTGCCGAGACTTTTCCTTTTGCAAAATCCGCATATGCCTTTGCATAACGCTTTTCAAAATCCGCATTCGCCGCAGTTTTTTCAGAAAAACTTGCCTTTGCACCGTCCACACCGGCAATACTTTCTGCCGGACGAGATATCCTATACATGCCGTGGGAAGCAATGCTCTTCGGCTTTTCAGCCAGTTTGTCCACTCTGTCCGCAAACATCTTCGGCGTCTGCTCAGCGGCAACTGCGTCATAGGCCGACGCGTCAGCCATGACCGCATTCCGTGCCTTGCCAAGCGTCTCGGCATCCTTTTCGGTTAATTCACCGTGCTTTGCTAACGTCTCCGCCGCCTTGTCGATCGCCTTGTAATCGTCAATGCTCTTTTGTACCGCCGGCCTTACCACCGGTGCACCGGAGGGCAAAGTCTGCGCCCCTTGTCCCTTTGCAGCGCCGGTTAGATCCGCTTGCCTGTATAGATCGGCAGAGGAGGGAAGAGCCGCGCTTTTGCCGGTATCTTTCGCCGCTTGGTCGAGCGCGTTTCTCGCAAGAAAAGACTTTTCTTCTTCCGTGGCTTTGCCCTGCTTTTCGCGCTGTGTGTACGCGACTTCTCGCAATTTATTGAAATTCACTGCCATTTTTCTATTCCACCTATTTTATGTATTTTTTTGCTGTGTTCTCACCCAAAGCAAGAACCAAAGCGTTTTCAAGCTCTTTTTCCGTGTAAAGCCCATTTGCATACTGTGCTTCAAGGCGGTTAACGATTCCTTGTTCCGTAATGCCGCTCTCTACCGCTTCGCGTACTAAGGCTTTTATTACCTTGTCACGGGTCTGCGCATTGCCCGAAGAACCGGAAACCGTATTTTGCGGTTTTTGTTTTGATTGTTCCGTCTGCTCTCCCGGCGTAAGATAAGTGCCGTATTTTTCACCATAAGCCTGTGCTAACTTGTCTCGTTCTTCTTGGCTGTATTGAGTGTCGTTGATAAGGTTTTGTATGTATGCGTCTCTCTTAGCCACATCGACCGTATCTACCAAGTCACCTGTTTGCTTGTCATAAGCTTGAGTTTTTGCATTCTCATTTGCTGCCGCAAAAATTTGCGTTAACGTCAATGCAAATTTCTTACCGCCGCTATTACTGCTTTCAGATTTACCGCCGCCCGAACTTCCCGAACCGCTGCTTGAAGTGCTATAAGAGCCTCCGCTTCTCTTTGCGCCGGATGTGCTTGCCTTAATTTCAGCTACATCAATCGCATTCTGCCGGTCTTTTTCTTTGTCCTCTGCTTCTAACTGCGCTTGAATCGCCGCCTGCTCCGCCGAAAGCTCACCTAAATAGCGCTGTACATCGGTCTGTTCGTCCGCCTGCCGCGAAGCCCTGTCATTATCCGCATTGCCCTGTAACTGCGAAAGATTCTGCGATAAGGCCGCCGCTTTGCCGCCAGCCCATTCGTTCGCACGGCCTGTGATCGCGTTGTAGTAGTTTAAAATATCCTCATTGCCCTTAGAAAGGATCGCCGCTTTCTGCCGGTTTGCATTGGCCGCTGCATAGCTGTCAACATTGCCTCCGGCGTCCTCTGTATTACCGCCAAGCGTCTTTCCGTAAGCCTTGTCCGCCGCTATACCATAATTCCGCATGACCGACTTGCCGTAGTCCGTCTCAACGGGATTTACATTGATGTTGTTGTCATAAACCTTGTCATAAGACTTCTGTATGTCCGTACCGTAGTCCTTGCCGGTCTTGTATACATCGTTGCTCTTGGCTTGATTCCCGGCCGCACTGTTGTCATATTGCGGCGTAAAGCGCTTTAAATACTCTCCGGCCTCCACCGAACCGATCTTCTGTAAATGGTCTGCAACATCGCCATACCCGTTCGCACGTAAATTCGCATAGTATTGCTTTGCGTCGTTTTGAACACCACTTGTGTCCTTACCGTTCGCCGCAAGCTCGCTCCAATTGTATTTCGCCTTGCTGATCTTCTCAATGTCGCCATAAGGGCTATAGTTTCCCTTGCTGTACCCCGGCGCAAGCGTCTTTAGATAGGCCGCCGCGTCAATGTCGTTCGACCTCTCTAATTTGTCCGCAACATCCGCCCGGCCGTTATTCCTAAGCTCATCATAATAAGCCCTTGCTTCTTCTGCATAAGAGCTTGCATCTTTGCCGTTCGCGGTCGCTTCTGCCCATTGCTTCTTGCGTTTAACGATCTCATTTCCGGCATTGTATGGATTATATGCCATAATGTTACTCCCTCCCGTGTCTGCTTCCGACACATTCTTTCCCGGTTTATATCCTTGCCGTTTTCCGGCATAAAAAAAGAGAGCTGCCCTAAAGCAAAACTCTCTACTCTGTTATTATAATACCGAAAGACGGACAAAACGGACAAAATGAACTGACCGGGAAAAAATATCACGATCCCCGTATAGGTTAGCCGAATCTCTCCAAATATCGCATAACCGCCTTGCGGCAGTTGTCCGCTTGTATGACATGTGTCCGCGCCGCAACCTCTGCCCAAGATAAACGCTGTATGAACCGCCAGTACATCATGGTCGCTACTTGTCTGTCATGCCGTGATACCTCGCCTGTGATGTAAGTAAAGATCCGTTCCCGTTCAATCTCGCAGGCTCTCTTGGCCTCATGAATCTTTTGTTCCTTGTCCACAATCGCCGCTGCATATCGTCCAACACGGTCACTCTTGCAGCCACCGTGCCCACCGCTCGGCTCTCCGCTTGCAGACGATGATACACCGTAAGCCTTTGAACGAAGCTCCCGTAATTCGCATTCTAACGCCGTTACATACTTTGAAAGATCGTGATATCCGGATAAATCCTTGATTGTCATTTTGTCCTCCTTGTTACTTCACATCAATATCCAACTTTTCAAGAAACGGATTTCTAAGGGAATCTAAATCAATGCCGATTTCTTTTAGATTCCGCTTGTAAAGCCATACCGCGTCCGAATCGTGGGAAAAATTATAAAAATCAAGATCATCTCTAACCATCGTCACCATCTCGTCAAAGAACCGTAAAAGCCGCTTCTTGCCGAATCCGCAAGTCGTGTGAAGCTGCCAAAGTATAATAACTTCTAAGTTCTTGATAACGATCGGTAAAAGCGCCGCCATCTGCCGCCGTGCCTCTTCTAAAACAGCCGCCTTTTGCTTGTTTGTAATTTGCGGTATCCGTACCTTCATCTTGGTTCAACTCCTTTTTCTTTCATCAGCTCGCAAATAAAAGCCATATTGCACGCACAGTGTATGTAGTGCGGCAGTCCGCTTTCTTCGTCCGAGGATAACGGGTTTTCGATAAAAGCTAACCAGTGCCGATAAAACGCGTCTATGTACCGCCGAAGCTCCACACGTTTCCAGTTGTCCGGGTCTTTGTATTTTTTGCACCCATATTCGCGCACTTTTGCAATATCCTTGATGATCTGTACCGGTACAAGCGAAAGCTTTAATTTGCCATTGTCCGCTTTGGCTTTTTGCTCTACGCCGTGCGCCAGTTCTTCCGACTTTCCGTCCGGTACCTCGATTTCCGAAAGCCAAAAATCGTATCTGCATCTTACGCAGGTGGCAAAACATTCGCAGTTTTGTTCTGCAAATATTTTTGGACATATGTTTATTATCCCGTCTGTCTTTAACACCTCCGGAAATATTTTTAAAATTTCCGCTTGTCTTGTTGTTTTCATTCATTCTCACCAACCATTTCTTTTAATAGATTTTCAATCATTTCAGTTGTGCAAATTCGCGCATCCAGAGTGGATTGCAGTTTCTTTTCTTTCAGCCTCTCCGCAAACTCTTTGTATGCTTCGGCTTTAACTTGTGATAATTTATCAATTAGTTCATATTTCTGCCCTCTTTCTTCCGATAAAAATTGAGCTTGTTTTTGTCTTGCGTTTTCTAACTTTTCAATCTCTGCCTTTTGGCGGTTGATAAGTTTAAGGGCATTGGCTTTAAGAATATAAAGGCATTTAAAATCCGAACAAAACGGACAATTTTCGCAAATTTCAGGGTCTGCGGGTTTATTACACAATTCCAAAGCCTTTATAATTTCCTCGTCAGTAAATTGCGTATCGGTCATTTTTCCTCACCTACCAATTCTTTTAATGCTTCTTGTGCTTCCAAAAGAAGCCGTTCCGCAATTTTCTTTCCAACTTCGGCTGTTGCCTTTTGGCGGTTGACCATCTCTAAAACATCCGCCGAAAAACCATCCGGATCTTCTGCGCTCAAGCGCTCGAGTGCTTCTATAATCTCATTGTCGTTCATTGTAATTCCTCCACATAGCACCATGACTGCGGCGGTTTTGTTACTGCCGGATTAAAATGATAATTTACCCCACAATGGCGAAACTCTCCCAACTCTTTCGGCTCGTCGTAGATTTTGAGGTCGGAGATGTGCCAGCCGTAAAGTTTTCCATTGGGCGAATATGCTTTTTGCTCGTCAATAGAAAGGCCGCTTTCTTTTTCAAACTCACGAGCATATTCTCCTTTCGTATCTTCGAGAATGTAGTCACACACAAACTCGCCGATAACCTTGCCGTTCCCCTCATAACAGTGTTCCGGTGTTTCCTCGCAGGTAAAACACACCGCTGTTAGCCCAAAGTATTTTGCTCTGTTTTGTTTGTCAAGTATCCACAATCTGTCGGAGTCTCTTTTGTCTTTTGTGCAGTAAATGTAGCACTTGAACGGCACAGAGATTTTCGGCCGCGTCTTGCGTACCTCAATTGTTTTTTTGCCGCCTGCTATCTTCTCACACCACACCGGGTAAATGCTTAAAAGTACGGATTTCATTCCTCATCTTTCCTTTCTCCGTAACTGCAAAAATCATCCGCAGTTATGCCCCAGTCGAAATACTCACAATACAACAAATCTGTATACCCACCGGCTTCACAATGTATACAATCCCGACACCGTACAACGCTTACAACATCAGCAGCAGGCAACTTTTCAACCATTTTTGCCGCCGCACTTAAAACCACCTTCGGCGCACCAAGCGCCATATCTGCCTTTGCGTCAAGAATTCCTATAATAACTTGTTTGCTTATGTACTCGTCCATTTTTGTCCTCCAAACCTTTCCACACCGCCGGAACATACATCCCGGCGGCGTTTTAACTTGCCGGTAACTTGCCGCGTGGCATAATCCGTTATGTCACATTTCCCCATTGTTCTGCCATAGCTGCAGCAATTCCGGGAAACGTTTTACTCCGGAGTTTTGCGTTGTGAATTATTCCAACATTTTTTCTCGGCTGTTTCTGAGCATTTTTACTCCCACCAGATATCCAAAGCATAGTCGGCTTAACAATTTCACTTGGTTTTAAAATTGGGAGACCTTTAAGCCATAAACAAGTCTTTTTTGAAAAAGGATGACCATGTTCGAATGGCTGTATAATTTGACTGTATTTAGGTAAACGATAGATTTTTGATGGAACCGGGTTTTCTACCGCTATGCATTTGCATTTCGCATTGTAAATTTTCATAAAAAAATCGACGGCGTATAAACCTTTGGTGTAACGTTCAAGTTTTATATAGGTGTTTCCTTCGATTTTTTTGAAAAGCCTCGCGGCGCCTGCATTACTCAAATACGTGCAAGGCGGATGTGCAATAATCATGTCCCACTGTCCGACAATCTCGTGCCGCGTTCCGTCGCACGTCTCAAACGCGCAATTGCCATCTAAAAGCGGTAAAACATCCTGCTTGATATGCCATTCCGGATGCCCCCCGGAACAGTCGATAATATCACAGCTGTACGCTTCCCATCCTTTTGCACGGAAAGCAGTGCAAACCCTTTGACTTTCTTCACATGCTACAAGTAACCTTTGTGTTTTCATCGTCTTCCCTCCGTTACGGCACAATCTCAATATCCGGTAAAATGCTCGTGTGCCAGTACCACTTGTAGTGATACGGATCCGTGTGCGTTCCGGTAATGTCTTCCATGCAATAAAGCGTGTTTTCGGTCAAATAAACATAGTTCTTTTTGTAAGTTCCGGCACCGGTCTTGCAGGTGATGACTAACTCGCCGGAATCGTTGTTTGAAAGGGATAGATATCCCTCAACCTGTAAAATAACCGTATCCGTTCGAGCGTTGTATACTGTCACGCGGCGTTCTACCTCAAAATGGTCTGCTTGTTTGTTCAAATTGTAGTTGACCTTGTCAGCGTCGGTGTCACACCCCGTTAAGGTCGCCGCCGAAAGGATCAGCACCGCAATAGCACCTAAAATTTTCTTTTTCATCGTTGTTTCTCTTGTAATCATTCGTAATCACTCCAATCAAAAGCTTGTCCGCAATGGTGGCAATACGGATATACCCTACTATCCTCGTAGGTTTTAACCCCGTTTTTACACACCGGACACCTAAAATGCGGAACACTGTGTAAATCCCCGATTGGCTTTTTCGGCGTTTGCTTATCAAACATATCGCTGCGATTTTCAAATCCTCCGCAATTATTTTCCATGTTTTCGGCGTTTTCGTCAAATCCGAAGTGAAACGCTAAAACCACTTTTTTGCACCAATCACAGTGCAAACAGTCTTTACAAGTCATTTGGTTGATCTTCCTTTCCTGCAATAAGCATCATTTGATTGCTCGACGCAAGGTAAAAATCGGCATTACTCACGACTTTCTCATACTCCTGTTCGCCTTGAAATTCGTCTATTACCGTTTTTTCTTCCGGCGTCATGTCGGTATAGTGCTTTTTGCCATATGTCGGCGGAAGCCAATTCTTTCGCTGACAACCGTAAATGTTCAGTTTGTCAATAAGCTCAGGCTGACGCCATTCTATGTGGCAAGTACCTTTCTTGTATAAAGTAACAAAGAAGTATTTCAGTGGGATTTTCTTTGTTGTACCGCTTTGGCTGTACACTTTGAGCTGATCCCACATATCCGGACCGACAGTAGTTCCGGTATCAAGATAATTCAAGACTTTTTCAATGTCCGAAAGCACGTCGAACGCAACGGATTGATTGAATTCGTTCTTGCTCCACGAACAGTCTGAGAATACGCCCCATGTCGGAATGATAACTTTTTTGTTGTTAATCATGTGAGCTTTATTGGTAGCCCATCCATCGAAATAGTGGATGTTATTTCCGCATTCCGGATGCCATGAATGCTGCTCAGACAGTTTCTCAAACAAAGCGAGAATTGTGTCATTTACACCGGATGAAAGCTCACTCATAATCTGTTGTTGAAACCGTCGTATGTTGTACATGGTAAAATCGTAGTCACCCATGCTTTCAACAATGTTGTGATACTTTTCGTAGAGGTTCTTTGTGAGTGCTCCCGTAAATTCCTTGTTGCGGAACAAGGCTCTCCAATATTTTAAGCGCACAATACTTAAGTATTTGTTCACACTCACAAGCTGCTCGTAGTTTCTTTCATCCTTTGCAAGCGACATCGTCAGGATCGCATCTTTGCAGCCTTCTTCAAAGGACGTCAGCATATACGGCTTAACCGCTTCATACTCACGTATCAGGCGTAAAGTTCCTTCGACCTCAAAATTGAATTGTTCCACAATTCGTTCAAGGTAATCGCCGCTCGTAACTTCGGTTGATTCTCGCGTTTCGTGTTTTCGCTCCTGCGCCTTTTTCAGCCCCTCAAATATGTAGCTCTTTTCTTCTTTGCGCGGAACAACAACAGTTATGAGCGCAATTTCGACATCCGTCGCACGTTCTGCATGGACAAAAGCTCCGTCAATGAACTGTACTTCCGCAGAGTATTTTTCAAGGTACTTTTTCAAGAGCTTTCTTGTCTTCGTGTAGGGATTTTTGATGGTTTCCGCATTGAGCAGACACACAACGTCTCCGCCGAGCTTCTGCATTTCAATTGCATGAATCAAGTGTTCATCACCATTTTCAAAAGGCGGATTCATGATTATTGCATCGTAATGCTTATAAGTCCGATACGAAAGAAAATCGTCAGCTACGATATGCACATCAGAACAGGAAAGTATATCTTTTTCTTCTTGCAACTGTGCAAACTCGCGGTTTGTTTTCTCGTCCCGAGCATCGTGTCCGGTATCTTCCAAGGTTCTCAGCTTGTTTTTGATTTCGTTCAATTTCGCTCCGCAAAATTCATGTTCGATTATGCCGCGCAGATATGGATCGATTTCAAGGCAATCAATTTTCATGCCGGTGTTCCCGTATCTTCCGCCGTATTGTGAATACGCTTTCCGCAGAAGCGCGTCAACCAAATTCCCTTTGCCTGCACTTGGTTCAAGAATGCTTTTGTAGGTGTGCGTTTCCCAATTTATCTGCGATAGCATTTTTTCCGCCACATCAGGCGGCGTAGGATAAAACCCGACGTCATCCTTGGCGTACTTAACAATGTTATTCATTTTTCTTTCCTCCCGTCAATTTCGCTTTGACATTTTCTAAAATTTTAGTGTACTCCGCTCCATGCAGTACTCCATACTTGCCGCATACCATAATCAGCCAGTCTATCCGCCCGATCACGTCCGCATTTGGCACATGACACGGCTGTAAACCGTATACAAAGGCGATAGCATTTGCAATGTTGTCCCATACGTTGTCCTCTGCCGGCTGCATTGCCCTTAAAATACCCATGAGACTGTCAACCGCCTTTTCTTCTGTCCATGCCTCATCGTAAAACGGACAGTAACCGTCTCGTAAATGCTCATGATTGCACCCGACATTGTCCGTGCAGTTTTCGCAATACATTTCCGCCATGTCATCCCCTCCGATAAGTGACGATCTTGCCGTCCGCAAAGGTCAAAGCCACCTTTATAGGCAAATCAAAATTGCTTTCATCAGACTTTCGCCCAAACGGCGTAAATAGTTTGCATTCGTCACCGGTTGCCAACGTTTTTGTCTCGGCGATACATCGCCCATGGTATCTGCACCTCTCACAATCCGACATCTTTGTCACGCCCTTTCTGTCTGACAGTTTCTGAGGATTCCTCGGTTTCAGCAAAGGATATAATCACAACACAACCGTCCCACACGTCGCCGACCACAAACATGTCGGAAAAACCGGCAAGTTGCTTTTGTCCGTCGCCCTCCAATATGCCGCATTCCTGTAACGCGTCAAGAATAAACTTTTTTGCACTCGCAATGTTGTCAAGGTCGCGCCGCTTTGATTTTTCGTGCCACTCAAAGAAAATAGTTACCGGGTATTCCGTTATCGGCTTTAAGTGCGCCGCCTTTATCGCCCAACCGATCGCGTCCTGCGTCTCGCGCTTGAGCGCATTGCCCTTGTAGCGGTTGATGTTTACCGCGTGTATGTATTCATTAAGCCCTGGTAACCGCCGCTCGATTGTAAAAATCTGACTATTCAATTTCATCCCTCCCTTTTTTTGCTTGTTTTGCCTCCTTGTTTTCTGTCTGTATGCCGATATATTCAAGTGGCTCTTTCATTCCGAGCCCGCCATTTTCCCACGGTTTCATACAGTAGTTATAAAGTGCAGGGTGCGTAACTTGTAGCCTTTGAAATCTGTTAGGCTCTTTTTCCAAGTGACAGCCAAAGCCGCAGAAAACACAGCCTGTGCGTTTGCACTTTGTTGTATCGAGCCCTTGATCTGTTTCCACAATGTCACCATACACGGGGGCGTAGGCAACGCTGAAATTTTTGATGTATTCAAGGACATCTTGCTCCGTCCAAAAGCTCATAGGCTGAGAGGATGGCCTCTTTGCAGTAAAAGCATTGCAACCATTTTGTAGCCACGATCGAACACGCAGAGTGCTCTCAACCGCCATAGTTGCGAGTATCGGCTTACGCCCGGTTTCTTTTTCGTATGCCTTTGCGGGCTCTTTTTTCATAATCTCACAGCACTTATGGGATATAGGCACATTGCTATTGCACAAAGGGCGCCATTTTTTATATCTTTGTCGGTATTTGCTCTCTGTACCGTCAACGGTCTTTCCATCAAACGCCATAAGTGCATCTTTTTGTCCTTTACGGGCAAAATATATTTTTTCGGAAATCTCTTTACTTACAAGCGGGTAGCCGTATGTTTCAATTATTTTGCGAAAGTTCATTTTCGGGCGCAACCAGGTTACACCGTCAATGCTTTTAACAAATTCTCTTATTTCTGGGTACTCAAGGCCGGTGTCAACAAACACGGCTGGTATATCTGGATAAATACGGCGTGCTAAATCGAGCAGCACCGTGCTGTCCTTACCACCGCTGAAAGAAACATAAACCTGCCCCTTATTCTTTATGTACCACTCAATAATACGGGTTTGTGTAACCTGTATTTTGCGGAATAGAGGCCACGCCTGCATTGCTTGCAGATCTGCAACCGTGTATTTGTTTTCCATCGTTCTGCCTCCATGCAAGCAAACGCATTGCCTGCTAAAACTCTGTGATTGCATCGTAAAATTCCTCGTCCTCCGGCATTGTACCAAGCTCGACCCCTAACGGTTCTAAGATCTCCCATAAATCGCTTTCGAAGCATTCACGATGATACGTCACATTCCTGTCCACCTTGACAATGTCCTCGTCCACTTCGATGCGCTCACCGCATATCGGGCAAATCGTGTGCGTTAATTCCGGCTTTCGCTCGGTATACCGGCAGTCCGCAAACCGGTCAAAAGGGTCGCTGTATGGATAACTCGTCATGTCTTTTTCCTTTCCGCCTTACGGCTTTTCAAAAATTTCGTCAAGTTCAAAATCAAGCCGCCCGTCAGACGCCGCGCCGCCAATCAACCGGTTGGCCGGGTTCTTGAAATATGCGTCAACATCTTCCGGCGTGCTCAAGTGCTTGTCTTGCCACCCGGCCAACATCTTGTCCATGTAAGCAAACTGCGGCTTGTTTATCTTGGCAACCGTTTTTTCGTAAGCAAGCGTCAATAGATCCTCAGATATTCCGTCTGCTTCCCAACGGTCAACGCACGCAAGTTCCGGACGTGTCAATGCACGCTCCACACCTGTCACACGCGTAACCATACGTATGTAGGAGCCGCCGCCGTTTACCGGATACTTCTGCGGCGTTATTTTTTCGAGTGCCGCTTTTTCTGCCTGTAAACGCTGGTATTTGCTCACACACCATTCTCGGATGTCCACCGCATGGCATTCCGATCTGAACGCCGCACCGCGCTTTTTGATGTGCCCGTCGAGAATGTCAATTGCACCGTTTGCCACATCCTCGCCAAACTCGCCGCAAAGCTCGCTGTACTCATCCGGAGTCAGACGCACATTGCCATACCGGCCATATCCCGGCATATCCTGCGGAATATTTTCGTGGGTGTCCTTGACATCACCGCTTGCCTCGCGCGCACGCGCGCAGGGCGAGTGTGTATATATATTATATATATTCTTATTTCTTATTTCTTCTTTCTTGACTGGTGTTAGATTCGTGTTAGATTCGTGTTGATTTGGTGCTGATAATTGTGTTAGTTCGCCATTCACAGAATCCCCGGAAACCCTGTCAACACCTACATTTTCAGGCTCTGAAAATTGTGTTGATGATTGTGTTGGATTCGTGTTAAGTTCGTGTTGATTTCGTGTTAGCTCGTCTTGCTTCTTCTGAGTTGACCGTCCTTGATAGTAGTCGTAATTCTCTACGTGATAAACAACATTCCGACCGACTTTGAACTGCGTTATTTCACCCGTTTTTTTCAGAGTAGATAAAGCCGTCCGAACCTCTTGTTTGCTCATGTTAAGACGCTGTTGCATGCTCTCCAAGCTGGTAAGCACGTCACCTCTTGCCAAAAGGTGAGTGCCAACGACACGCGTTTCCGCTCCGGCAATTAAAAGCAAATGAACGAATACCCGAAATACATTCCCGTTGTTATACCACATCCACCGAAGTATGTTTCGGTCAAGCTTTATGAATGTGCTTTTGTTTGCCATTTAATCCACCTCAGTCAACCTCGAAAAAAGAACTCGGAAGCAAGTCTGCAAGTGATGTTCCACCGCCTGTTATATCGCCGTCTTTGTCAATTGCAACAAGTGTAATGTTTTTTAACTGGTTTGCCAGCCGTGAGCATACTCCGGAATCTTTGCATTTTTTCGGATCCTTACAATCTGTCAACCCTATCAAATAATCAGATGACACATTAAAATATTTCGCAAGCTTGTATAAAACTTCAATGTTCGGTGTGCGGTCAGCGTTTTCATACAAGCTAAGACTTTGCGGCGTTACTCCGACTTCTTCTGCCATGTTGGCAAGTGATATATTTTTCCTTTTCCGCATACACTCCAGACGCGCGGCAAATGTTTCTTTGCAAAGCATATTTCATTTTCCTTTCTTTACCACATTATTCAAAACGGTAACTCGTCCTCTTCGCCGACTTCCGTCCAGTTCGCTTCCGGCGGCGTTTGCACCGTCATAGGCGCCTGCGTGTATTTCAGCTCTTGCGGCGTGCTTTCCACTCCGGGATAGGGAACACCACCATGCGGCATATAGTCGCCCTGTGAAGCGTCCTGCGGCGTGTCTGCGGCCTTGTCAATAAAACCGGCATTTGCCACAACGACCTCGGTCACATATCGCTTTGAGCCGTCGTTTGCCGTGTAGTCGCGCGTCTGTAATGCTCCCTCAATGAGAATGTTCGAACCCTGGTGAAAGTACCGTGCAATAAATTCAGCCGTTCCGCGCCATGCCGTAAAGTTAAAGAAATCGGCTTTTCGTTCTTTGTCCTGCTTGTAAGGCCGGTTAACTGCAATACTGCCGGAAACAACCGGAATTCCGCTTTGTGTTACCTTTAACTCCAAATCTTTCGTTAAACGTCCGATTAAAATTACTTTGTTATAATCCGCCATTGTCGTAAACTCCTTAATATAATAATTTGTGTTTTTTCGCGATCCGCCGGTCGATCTTCACCGGCTCGACGTGATATTTTCCACAAAATACCGGAAAGCTTACCGTGTGCGCTTCGGTGTGATGTACCCGGCATAAGCTCATTGCAAGCCGTCCACCGTGGTGCACCTCTTTCCGGTTGCCGCCCATGCCGACCGCGTCCACATGGTGAAGCTCTGCCGGTGCGCCGCAAATGGCGCACCGTTCGTGTAAAAGACACGCATACATAATCCGTTTGATATCGTCACACCGCGCCGCAATCTTTTCTGAAAGCGGTATATCGTTCTCGACGCACCACGCAAGTAACCAGTCTAAGAACTCACCGGCCGCCGTCATGGTAAGGTCGGCAAAGCTGAAATAGTCAATCCCTTTGGCCTTGGCATACATCAGTTTTAAACTTGTCTTGGTAAGCTCGTCCGGGTTCCCGGTAAACTCCGCAATGTCGCGAAATGTCGCGTGTATTGCTCTCATCTGCTTTCCGGATATGTGTAGCCCGTCGTCCAAAATCACCGTACCGGTCTTTATTTTGTGGTCTATTATGTAGTCGATATCGTCACATACCGCTTGAAGCGTTAATATATGACCGTCGTAGCCGATGACTGTACACGGAAGAACATTAGTTTTCATTTATCAACACCTCACATGTATAGACATGCGGCACATATCCATATTTTACCTTGTCCGGCGTAAAGCGCTTATCCCAAGAGTTGTATAATACAGCTTTTATCGGTTTCCGCCAGCGGCTGTATATATCAACTTGTGTACCATTTTGGGCCGTAATGTACATAGCAGGACTTGCGTCACATGGACACCACATGCCGTTTTCCCTGTCAAATATCCACCGTACAGGAGCATAGCACAAAGGACAAAAATCTTCATTGTCGCGATATTTATGAAACCGCCAAAGGCGTTTGCGTTGTATCATCTTCTTCAAGATCCCCCTCAAAGCCGGGTGAAAGTGTAAAAAACGGCTTAATACCTTTTAGCTTTTTTGTTGCCCGGCAGTATTCACATCGACCGCACCGCAAAGGTTTTACCATTCCGGTTTTTACCTTATAAATGCGTTGCATGTGCTTTTTAATCTGCTCCAGTTCATATTCGAATCGGTCGTCTTTTCCGTCTGCCGCGTCGGTATTCAGAAGAAAAAGGTCTTTATCTGGAATATCCTGCTTTGAAACACATATCAACATAAATCGGGCGTTTGTTTCTTTTCCTGTGTTTTGTTTTTCAATCGCCGTATAGACAGCAGCGCGCATTAAGTACCCGTATGCTTCGATAAAGCTGACACGTTCTTTAGTTTCGGGATTGTAGTCGGTTTTATAAAAATCGGCACAGGTCTTGTAATCGATAATCAGATTTCTTTCCGGAATATACTTGTCCATGCGAATTCGCCAAGGAAGACCAAATAATTCTCCGGTCATGATCTTCTCATTTTGCCCTTGCATATCAATGAACTTCTTGATAATATCATCGTTCACAAGTGTTGAAATCATTTTGTCGGCACGGTCAAAAGCGGCATATTTTCCTTTTATAATGACATCTCCCGACTTTTTGTCAATTGAAGTCTTGTATACATCTTCAAAATGTTCGTTAAGAAATTGCTTGTGCGCTTCTTCGCTCTCTAAATAAGAGTGAACATAATTACCTACCAAAAAGGCTTCCGAATCCTCTGACCCTTTCCAACGGCCTTGTATGCGTGCCATAGTTTCTGCTTCACATTCTAAAAAGCTCTGATACTGCGAACAGCTCATAAAAGACATGTCTGCTTCCGGTGTATAGTAATTATCTCTCGTCAGTTTCATTTTCTAAATCTCCTGTCGAATTTGATTCAAGAATACTCCTGTCCGCTTCTTCTGTTTGCAAAAGACTTCCTTCATTGGAAACATGAGCTTCACTTTCAAAAACATCCGAAAACTCAGCAGTCATTTTTTCAGCGTCATTGGCTTCCGGTTTTTCAAATCCTTCGCCCTCAATTGGTTGTTTATCCGGGTTTCCGTTTTCGTCAATCACAGCATTGTCACATTCCATAGCACGTTGCATTTCAATAGATAAAACACCGTTTTTGGCAAGATTTAACTTGCTTACCGTTTTTTCACACATTGCGCCGCGTTCTTCCGGAATACTCCATTTAGAGGTGTTTTTTCCATATTTCAAATCATTTTGATATTGCTTGCTGTATTTCTTCGCATGCTCCATGAGTTCCTCCATACTCATATAAAAAGTAGACGAATAGCCGTTGCGAAGCTCAAAATATGACACATATCCAATAATTGGGGTTGCTTGTCTTGCTGTATCGTCTTCAATCCATGCAAATTCAATCTGTCCGGTTAAACGGTTCCTTTTTTTGATTTCTCCCTCGCGAACATCCGTTGAATTGATAGATAAGTACTCTCCCGTGCGCAAAGCAAGCTGTTTATATCCTTTTGCGCCCATTTGAAATTGAGCGTTATATACTTTGTTTTTGTTGTCCTTATATGGAACAATGTATGCATAGCCTAAACCGGTATCAAGCGGTAAATGCATGGCCGCCGAACAAAGAGCCGCATTCCATACACTTTGCGGCGTACACTGTTGTAAAACATCGTTTGATTTAATAATATTCAATACCGAAGCCATAAAGCTCTGCGCATTATTACCTAAAATAGAATCAAACCGATCCTTTAACGTGATGTTTTGCATGTATGTTTGATGTACCTTAATAATATCCTTACTCATTTTTTCTTTCCTCCCACAATAACCGTCTCAAATGCGCCGGAATGATAAATTTTATTGTTGTATCGGTCGATAAGTATCGCTTTATCTTTTATGCCAACTGACTTTATATGCTTCCAAATAGAATATTTGAAAATTTCAATTGTGGCAGAGCCGTAGATGTATCCGACCTTGGCAGAGCCGTAGATGTATCCGACCTTGGCAGAGCCGTAGATGCATCTGACCTCGGCAGAACCGCAGATGTTTCTGACCTTGGCAGAGCCGTAGATGCATCTGACCTCGGCAGAACCGCAGATGTTTCTGACCTTGGCAGAGCCGTAGATGCATCTGACCTCGGCAGAACCGCAGATGTTTCTGACCTTGGCAGAGCCGCAGATGTTTTCGACCTTGGCAGAGCCGAAGATGTTTCCGACCTTGGCAGAGCCGTAGATGTATCCGACCTTGGCAGAGTCGTAGATGTTTCCAACCTCGGCAGAATTGCAGATGTTTCCGACCTTGGCAGAGCCGCAGATGTATTCGATCTCAGCAGAGCCGCGGATGTCTCCGACCTCGGCAGAGCCGCAGATGTATTCGATCTCAGCAGAGCCGCAGATGTTTCTGACCTCGGCAGAGCCGCAGATGTTTCCGACTTTGCAATCCTTAATCCAATGCGTACCGCTGTCTATTCTTTCGATTTTCTCACCGATATGGATATGTTCCTTCGCCCATTCGGTCACCGCTTCGCGCATACGCCTTTCGTCAACCTCGGTTACATACCAGTCCGGCAGGATATCCTGATCTACATGATATTTCCATGACGATACCGGCGTAAAGACATCATTGTCCGGAGGCACTAACTCCGCGCGGACAAATAACCGCTTGGCATTGTCTTCTGTGTCCGCGATCTTCAGCTCTTCGAGCATGTCCGTGTGACTGTCATAGTCCGGGATAAATACCCGGTCTTTTAAGATGATTCCCGACTTAAATCTGCACATCTTTCATTTTCCTTTCTGTCTTGACAAATTTTAACCTTTGTGTTATAATTCTTATAGCACATGATGTATGTGCCTTGCACGTACCTTGTGTCTTTCATTTTTCTTTCGTGACCGTCGGGAAACCGGCGGTCATTTCTTTTTTTCGGTAAACTTGAATTTGTAGTGCGCCGCACCGATAAGCTGCTTGACCTCGCGCGTGTCCTCGCGGCTCTTTGCAAAAGCCTTGTAGGCTTCACAGGTGGAATGACACCCGATCGTGCGTTTGGTGCAATTATGGCATGCCGTGTAACTGCCGTCTTTTATCATCTCACACACTCCAAAAACATAACCTGCTCACCGGCCTTTATGTACCCCATGCTGCTGCCGTTTAGCTGCTCACACCAACCGAGATATACGCGCTTGTCAAGCGTGTCCGGACAGTATTCATCGGCAATGTGCCACGCTGTGTCACCTGCTTGTATCGTCCGCACAACCGGCTTAAAATCCTCTCTCTTTGGCCTGTCCGCTTCTCTTGCACATATGAGCGCAATAAGGATAAGACCGATAACAAGCCCGGCAAGGATTCCTAAAGTGCGCTTATACTTCGCGCGTCTTTTCTTGTTTCTGCACATGTTTTTCACTCCTTATAATATTATCCTGTCCGCGAGCTCTTCGGGAAGTGACCCGGTAAGCTCGCATAAACGTTTCAGCGTTCGCGGATGAACTTGTATTGGTCTCTTTCCGTGAAATATCCGGCATGCCACTTCGGGATTATTTATTTTTTGGCCTAACTCGTAGGCGTTTTTTATTTCGCATAACCCTAAAATGTCTAATACATCCGCTTTCCTTAACCGCCATTTTCCCGGAAAATCGACATTGTACGGACAGCCTTTTAAAGCTGCAAACGCTTCAATATCTTTTCCGATTCCAACCGCCGCATGTTCCGTATAGGAGGGTTGTAACCCGTTGACGAAATTCAAGATCTTTTCGGCTTGATACTCCCTTAAGCCAACCGCTTCTGAGAGAGCTACCGGATCGTCGAT